GATTTGATGATATGATATCTGAAATCAATGTTCATCAGTCAGGAGGCAAGGCAGACCACATGAGAACGGCGGGAATATTAGCAACGTTACTTAAGGGCAGGATTGAGGTAATGATTGATACTATTGGTGAGGGGGCGGGTGTATATTCACGGCTGTTAGAGTTAGGATATGCAAATAAGGTTTTCTCATGTAAGTTTTCTGAGTCTGCTGTTGGTCTTTCAGATGTTACGGGAGTGTATAAGTTTCAGAACATGAGAGCCTATTTGTTTTGGGCTGTAAGGGATTGGTTAAACCCTGCCTTTAACAGTAAAGCCTGTCTGCCACCTATACCACAACTTACTCAGGAGCTTGTAGAAATACGATATACAATTATGAGTAACGGGGCTATACAGATAGAACCGAAAGATGATATTAAACAACGCTTGGGAAGATCACCTGATTATTCAGATGCGCTTGCTAATACGTTTTATCCGACAGGTCAAAAGAAAGGTCTGTCAGCGACTCAGATTAGTGAAATGTTTGGTTAAAATATATTACGATGGAAGAACTTGACAAACTACTTGAAACGGATGATGTTGATAAGATCAAAGCATTATTCCTCGAAAACCGGATAGCTTTTGAAGTAGACCATGATGAAGCCTTGAAAGAGTATAAGGTTGCTACTCATGATGTTATGGATGAAGATGTCAGGAAGAAGAAACAGATTAAGAAAGATACAGGTAAGCTCGATGATAAAGGGCAACCGGTCATGGCTACCACTATGGTTGATGTTGCAAGGGTATCAATACCTTTTCAGAAGATAATAGTGGAACGGCGTGTAGGATTCATGTTATCAACGCCGGTCAAATATGAACTGACAAGTGAAACCTTATCAGGGAAAAAAGGGAATGACTTAGTTACTTTAATTGAAAAGATTCAGAGTGACAATAAAATGGATTATAAGAACAAAGAGTTAGCAAGACGGCTCATGTCAGAATGTGAGGTTGCTGAGCTTTGGTATCTTAATCCTGCAAAAAATCCTGAACTTGGATCAAAGTTTGACCTTAAAATGACAATCCTTTCACCTGATTTGGGAGATGAACTGTTTCCCTTGTTTGATGACTATGGTGATCTGATAGCTTTTGGGAGGGGGTATCAGGTTAAGCGGAACGGAACATATACTCAGTTCTTTGATGTTTACACAAAAGACTTTGAGTATAAGTGGATGATGACTGATAATGGTTGGGCTAAAAATGATTCAGTAACAAGTAACCCCGTTCCTATTGCAGTTCAAAAGATACCAATCATTTATTATTCTCAGCTTAAACCTGAATGGCAGGATGTTCAGGCTTTGATTGACAGGCTTGAAACTATCCTCTCTAATCATGCTGATATGAATGACTATTACGGCTCACCAATCCTTACTGTCAGCGGTCAGGTTGAAGGATATGCCGGCAAGGGTGAGCAGGGTAAGGTCATGCAATTATCTGAAGGCGCACAAGCAAACTATTTAGCTTTAGCCTCAGAGCCTAATTCAGTAAAGATGGAGCTTGATAACCTTGAAAAGTTTATTTATGCTATGTCACAGACTCCCGATATTACTTTTGAACGTCTGCAGGGTATAGGTAATCTATCAGGGGTAGCTTTACGGCTTATGTTCATGGATGCTCACATGGCAGTAAAAATGAAAGAGGAGATATTCGGGATAGGTCTGCAACGCAGGGTAAACCTATTAAAGGTTTTCATAGGAAAGATTATTGATACCATGTTTAGTGATATTATTGATAAGGCAACCATAGAACCTATTATCACTCCTTATATCCCTGAGCATACTACTGAGATGATTGAAAACCTTGCATCTTCTACAACGGCAGGACTAATGAGTACGGAAACAGCGGTAGGGTTGAATCCTTTAGTTACTGATCCTGAACAGGAGTTAAAACTACTTGAAGGTGAAAAAAATACTGAGTCTGATCTTCAGGACATAATGAACACTATGAATCAGAACCCTCAGAATCAACAAAACCCTAAGAATCAACAAAATCAACAAAACGCTCAGCAACAAAATAATAATATAAAGACTACGCAAAAAGTAACAACATGAAAATTTTAATGATGACTCCACGAAGGGCTGATTCGTGCAGTTTTTACAGATCAGGCGGGATAACTTATGATCTTCAGAAAAAATTCAACGACTGCACTATTGATGTCAGACAATGGGATCAGATAGTTTTACATTGGCAGTTACTTATAGGTTATGATCTATTGATGCTTCAAAGACCTTTTGAGGATGATCATGTTACGATAGTACAATTTATGAACAGGTTAAAAAAACCTGTATGGGTGGATTATGATGATAATCTGCTTGCGTTACCTTCAGATAACCCATTATATGAGGTTTATAATCCTAAAATAAGGGAGAACATTAAAACTATGTTAAGGATTAGTACTGTGGTATCTGTTTCAACTGAGGCACTTAAGGATTGTTTCTCGGAATACAGTAAAAACATTTGGGTAATACCAAACGCTTTCAATGACTTCATTTTTTCAAAACCTGAGATTAAACCTGTAAGAGCTCCATTGATTTTATGGCGGGGATCAAATAGTCATATTAAAGATGTAATGTCTGTTTTAGGAAGCATTGATAAAGCAACGCTTGAATTTAAAGACTTTCAATTTCTTTTCTTGGGTTGGTTTCCTTGGTATATTGATGATCGGGGCAGGAGTAATATATTCAAGGTTGCACCAATGGATATAATAGTCTATCATAGTGAAGTATTAAGGATGCAACCGGCGGTCATTATGACTCCCCTTGTTAATACGCTTATGAACAGGTGTAAATCAAATATTGCATGGATAGAGGCTTCATATTTTGGTGCAGTATGTATTGCTCCTGACATGACTGAATGGCAACGTCCGGGAGTGTTAAACTATAAAAACCCTGAGGATTTCTATACTCTGTTAAAGGCTGTTATTAACAAAGAGATTAATATTGAGGAAAAACGTGATGAGTCTTGGAAGTATATCATGTCAGAACTTCGATTAAGCAAAGTAAATATAAAAAGAGTAGAACTAATAAATTCAGTATTATGAAACTAACCGAACTTTGGCAACAACATGGAAGGAATAAATATTATACTGATAAAGGAGACGGGCATTCATACCTTCAAACTTATGATACCTTATTTGAGAGTTTTCAACATAAGCCTGTTAATATCTTTGAAATAGGTCACTCAGCCGGTGGATCATTAAGACTGTTTGATGATTACTTCACTCATCCTGATACTAAGATCATCGGAATAGATCAGTCAGATAATGATTGGTTGACAATGTATAAGGGTGCGCCTTATGAAACGAACAGGGTTAAGACCTATCTTAAAGATGTTCATACTCTGAATGAAGATTGGTTTAGGTCTATTAACTTTATCCCTGATATTGTTATTGAGGATTCAAATCATCAGCTTACTACTCAGGTATGGGTTATCAGGCATATACTTCCTATAATAAGAAAAGACGGTATTCTGATAGTTGAAGATGTCATTTGGGAAGATGAAAGGAAAGAGGCTATCGAAAGGCTTGCTATCCCTTTTGAGCTTATTGATCTGAACCACATATTATACACAAGAGATAACGCACTTTTAATATTCAGGAATGATTGATACTACACCGATGATACGTCCTACATGGGACTATTTTGATTTTCACGTTGAACATTGGAAATCAAAAAATATAGAGGTTGTAATGTGTGAACGTGATACGCTTGATGTTACAAGGCTTTGTCTTGAATCTTTATTAAGATTTTATCCGGATATTCCGATCCTTATTGTTGACGGGGGTTCTATTGATGGTTCAGTTGAGTATGTTTTCTACCTGATGAAAACTCATAAAAACGTCAGGATTTGGGAAAGAGGAGGTAGAAATGGTCATGGTACAATGCTCGATGAAGCTATTAGTGGATATACTGATAAGAAATATATCCTGATCATGGATAATGACTGTATAATACATCGAGGCGGTTGGATTGAGGATATGTTATTTAAAATGCAGTTTTCAGAGTCAGGGGAGAAGCCTATCTATGCTTTAGGTAGTCTAATGCTTGTGACTTATTCAAATGATGGCTGTGGTGATCCTAAAGATGAAAATGATATACTCAGGTACACGCACCCGTCATGCTCAATGATTAACAGGGATGTTTATCTTACACTCGCACCTTTTGTAGAACATGGAGCACCTCTCTGTTACAATATGAAAGATGCTCAGGATAAAGGATTGAGAATAGAGAATTATCCTATTGATAAATATGTTTCTCATTTATCCGGTGCAAGTTGGACTGAACCGAGAACCGTTTGGAAGGATGATAATGATGTTCTTATAAGACCATTCTTCACATTTATCGCTGATACTACAAGCTCATGTAAGTTTCTGAATACACAAATAGATAAGGATTTTGATGTTGTCTTTTCAGGTTATCATGTTCAGGCAAATATTGTGATACATTTCGTTGGGTATTTTAAACCGAACAATAATATATATCCACTCAGGTTCAGGGTACAGGGGGAATATATCTGCAGGCTACCGGCTGATGAAAGAGATAGAGGGGATTTATTTTTAAGGGGGGTATGGTTAAAATTAATCTCAAACAATCTTCCTGATGAGTTAGAATCAGAAGGATTAATGTTTATAAAAAGAAAAATATGGCAAAGCAGAGAAAGTTTATCGTAGGTTTCATGCACGTTTGCATGATAAACGATTGGATGGATATACTTGATGAACAGGTTACTATAATGAAAGAATCAGGTCTTTATGATGAGATGAGGGTTTGTAATATAGGGGCGATAGGTCAGTTTATGCAACTTGAAAAGTTGAATGAATACATAAAGAAGAACGATAAACTTCAGTTTGTGGTTCATTCTGAAGACCTGAAAAGATACGAGTATTTAACACTCCGGTATATAAAAGAGGTCTGTGATAAAGGATCAGATTTTTATGGTTTCTATGTTCACTCTAAAGGAGTCAGTTATCCTGCACCACCTTATAATGAAGGGGGGAAATATTGGCGGGACTACATGAACCATTATGTCATCAGGGATTGGAAAGAGGATGTAAGGCATCTTGATCTCGGATATGATACTTGCGGGGTGAAATACATAAACAAGAAGTGGCCTCCGCACTACTCCGGTAATTTCTTTTGGTTCAAATCACTTTATGTAAAGGATCATCTTCTTGATGTAAACCGCATGAACCTTAAAGATCGCTTTAACGCTGAGATGTGGATATGCTCAGGCAATGCTATCGCTGCCACTCTCTGTCAGGATTTTGTTGACTACAATACAAAAGGAATATTTAAAATACCAAAAATTAAATGACTAACTATTGCTTTACCCTTGCATATAACCTCGTGACAGAGGTGGAAAAGGTTACTCGATTGCTTAACGTTCAGAACGATTGTGATTGTTTCAAACATATAATTGTAGATCTTGGTTTCCCTTTGATAAAAGGGAATGAGATACCTGATGACTTTGAAAAGGTTAAAAAACTAAACTCAAAGGCTTTGTTAGGGATAGCTGATGTTTACGGCTCACAATATGTAAAGATGGAAAACATAGGGGTATCTCAGAATTGGACTCAGGTTTATAATTACATAAAACCAACGGATGATGACATACTTATTGGTTGCGATCCTGATGAGCATCCTTTACAGAACGGTTGGGTAAAGATAATGGGTGACGTTATGCGTGAAGGGGGGTTTGGTATGCTATCCTTGATGATGACAGCGCATATAAACTCAATGAAGAATATTGCCTATCATGAAAAGTTTTTTTCAGACCGCCGTGTTTATATCTGTCCTAATGGTTCATTGAATTGGGCATTAATAGGCATCTCAGGGAAGTTCTTCAATAAGTTCAAGGAAGTTCCCGTTCCGGCTCAGTATCCTAAGTATGGAGGCATTGAAGGTGCAATGTATCCTCTTTTTCGATCTTATGATTTTGATTGGGGTGTGCTTGCAGACTATCAGGTTCAGCATACAGATTTTGAATTGGGAGACAGCGGTACATCAAAATTACTCAGGGAATGGAAGAATCAGATCATCTTTAATATCCATCAGTACGGACAGTTATCTTTCGAGGAGTATTTAACCATGAAACGGGAGGATAAAATATGATATTGTTTGGTGAAGATATTAAAGAGGTTATTAAACTTACTCAGGAAAATGAAGAGTTCAAAAGAGGGATTGATGAAATATTATCATTGATAGCCAATAGAAATGATCCTGATCTTCATATAATAATCAATAACAAGGACGAAAAAATGAGATACATTATAGATAAGGTTTATGATATTATCTTGGAAAACAAATCATTAAAAATGAAATGATATACGTAACAGGATCAGCCGGTTTTATCGGCAGTAATGTTTGTAATTGGTTAGAAAGGGATGATTCCGATTATATTGGAATTGATGATCTCTCCTTCGGGGATATAATCAATGTCAAGAATAAATCAAGGTTCTTCTTGACTGACTTCAATAATTTTGAAGCGGGGGAACGTTTCGGTAAGGATAAAGATATACTTATTCATTGCGCCACCTCAAATATCATATATGGCATAGACCATCCTGTTGAGACATTTAATAATAACGGCTTAAAAACAATCGAGCTATTCAGGCGGTTCAACGGCAGGATTATTTATATGAGTACAAGTTCAGTTTATGGAAACGCTGAGAAGATTCCCACTACTGAGGAAGGCTCTATAATGGTTTATAACTCTTATGATACCTCAAAACGTATAGCAGAGTTATACCTTACACTCAGGGGTAACTACACAACACTCAGGCTTTCTAATGTGTATGGAAATCAGCTTCCATCTAATCCTTATTGTGGAGTCATTACAAAGTTATTATATTGTACCTTCAATGAAATACCTTTTAAGATTTATGGCAACGGAGAAAGCACAAGGGATTACACCTATATTGGTGATGTTATTGAAGCTATACAAAAGACAGTTACGAGAGGGTCTGCGTTTACTGAGATCAATATCGGGACGGGAGATGAAACGTCAACACTTGAATTGATAAGGTTAGTTTCAAAGTTAACGGGCAGGAAAGTTCTTACTGAACAGGTTAAGGGTAGGGATATTGATTGCATAGACCGTCGTTGTCTTGATGTAAGTAAAGCGAAGAATTTACTCGATTGGCAACCAAGTACTCATATAGGATTAGGATTAGTTAAGACCATTGAATGGTTCAAGCATGCCAAACTATACTCAAATATTCAGGCAAAAGTTTCTTAAGGAACAGGCTAAATTAATGAACCTATACCGGCAGGCTTTTGGCAGGGTTGCCAATAAGGTTGCTAATCTTGTCAATGATCCTCAGGCAAAATTTCTAAAGGCTTACACCTATGAAAAAGCTCCCGCCTTGGAGAAGATGATCACGGGGATAATGGAAGAATTCAGGACAGCCTCAAATAACCTTGTGATGACAGGGACGGCTAACAGTTGGATATTGGCAGACAAGAAGAACGATAGGATATTCTCAGACTATCTTAAAAATGTAAGTAGGAATGTAGGGACAGATGTTCAATCTCTGTTTTTTGCACAAAAAGCAACTGAAGGGCTTCGAAGTTATTTAATGGATTCTTCATCTAAGGTATCACAAAGGGTTTGGAATATCAGTAATCAGTTTGAGAAAGAGTTACAGGTTCACCTTGCAATAGGCATCATGCAGGGGGATTCTGCTCAGGTTATCAGTCAGCGCATACGTCAATACCTTAATAACCCTGATGCTCTATTCAGGCGTGTGCGTGATGCAGAGGGTAAGTTAATCCCAAGTCAGGCTATGGAGGCTTTCCATCCGGGACAAGGCGTTTACAGATCAGCCTATAAGAACGCTATGAGGGTGGCAAGGACTGAAACGAATATGGCTTACCTGAGATCAGATTGTGACCGGTGGAGTAATAGCCGTATTGTGATGGGCATTGAGATAAGACTTTCTGCATCTCATCCTAATTATAATTTTGAGGAGATATGTGAGGAACTCGAAGGTGATTACCCTGCAGACTTTCTATTTGAAGGCTGGCATCCGCATTGCCTTTGTAACGCTTCACCAATACTTATACCTGAGGATGAGTTCATGGATTATTTAAGCAGGAAGATTTCACTTCAGGAACTAACGGATAAGTATAAGATTAAAGAGCCTCCTGAGAGTTTCAGGAACTATGTTCAGGCTCATTCTGAAAAGCTTGCTGAATCAGAGGCTTATTGGGTAAGGGATAACAGGGATTTAATATCAAAGTATTCAAAGATTGAAGTACCTGAACAAACATCCGCGAACGCTCCAATAGATTATGCAAAGAAGGATTTTCTAAATGATCCGGGGATATCACAGATACTTGATAAGTTTCAGAACGGAAAATATAATTTTTACAACTATGAAGATCCTGTATTAAAAGATTTGGCATTACTGAACAATATGGATGGCACACCTCAAGTTTTAGTACAGTCAACCTTTGATAATGCCGTTGGAATGAAAGCCTTTAGAGGTTTAGGATCAAACATGGGTGAATCTTATTGTAACCAATTCATGCGAGGTGAATACTTTGCCGGTAAGGGTATTTATGGTCAGGGTACTTATATGGCAGTAACAAAGGAGGGCGTTGCTATAACAGAGAGAGAAGCATTAACGGTGGCTCGTGACTATTCAGGTTCAGTAGGCAGGATAATGGAGATTAAGATTCCTCCAAATGTAAAAATGATAAAAATGAATGAGATTGAAGAAGAAATGATGCAGTTTCTTCATGGGTTTGTAGATAAGAATCTTGATGAGGCATGGGCAAAAGTTCAAAACGGGCAGATGACTAACGTAGAGTTTAAATCATTTAAGAAAAAGGTTGAAAGCTTTAATGAATTAATAAATGATCCCGGACGTTACGCTGCCTTTCGTGGTTATGATGGTATAATAAAAGAATTTAAATCACTAACAAGTTGTGATTATGGGGTATGGCTTAACCGATCAAAGCTATTAGTGAAGTCAGAATTAATTAATCCCGAAACATTAAACATATAATAATGACGCCTGAAAACAGTAGAAAGATTGCGCAGGAGATGTGCCTGAAGCCTTTCATAGCGCTTCCCCTAAAGGATCAGTTAAGGCTAAGAAATATGTGTGACACGCCGAAAATTAATACTTACGGAGACTTCTTATATCAGTTGGATCACTTTGTGAAAAGAAATAATTTGGATATAACAAAAAAATAATACTAACTTTGAAACAATATTTGACCTATGAAAGAAAAAATTTTAGCTTATCTTAAAACCAAATTACAGTCAGAAATAGTAAAATATGGGGTTACAGATAGCTTCCTATCAGGGGTTGCTGAGTCTTTAAGCAAAACCATAAAAGAAGAAAAGGATATTGAGACCTTCATTTCAGAGGGGGTCATTGACACACTCAAACTAACAGCTTCCACCTTACAAAGTGAAGGGGATAGGCGTGTATCTCAGGCAAAGCTTGATCTTAAAACTTGGCAGAAAGATCATGGCTTAACCGAAGACGGAACACCGGTTAAAAAGGATGATCCGCCTACTAAAAAGAAAGATAACGATCCTGATGTTCCCGCTTGGTTTAAGTCTTATCAAGATAAGGTTGAAAGTGAAACTTTGGAGTTAAGACAAAAGCTCTCAAATTTTGAGCAGGAAAAAACTCAGGTGGCACTACATTCAAAATTAAAGGATAAGATAAAGGAGAAGGGTATTCCTGAGTGGTTCTCAAATCCTATCGTTCGTAATCTGAAGATTGATTCAGAGGACAAAATTGACCAACTGATTACTAGCCTTGAGGGTGATTTTAACGTCGCTAAGCAGAGTACTGCTGAACAGGGGGTCGTGATAAGTAAGCCGGTAAAACAAGTACAAACGACTGCTGAAGGAGCAGAACTTGGAAAGAAGATTGCCGAGCAGAGAAACACTCAAGCAAAAGAAAGTAAGTCTATTAAAAACTTAAAAACTGAAAAATGAACATTATAACTGATGATGCATTTGGGGCGAAGCCGGTTGTTTGGGAACAAATAATCGAAGAAGTCCCCGGAGGTGCCGGTTTAAATGTAACTCGATTAGACTATACAAATGTTCTAAAGAAATACATTGATGCAGGCACACCTGTTTATTTTGATCCCGCCACTCGTATTGCTGAGGTCTGTAAATCAGCTTTAGCAGTTGATGGTGGAAACTCTACACATCCAAGAGTGGAAAAGACTCATCATTTTGCCGTTGGCGAGATATTGAATGATGGTACTACCGGCGCAACAGTAACCGCCATAGACACTACCACTTCAGAGGATTATGATATTGTTACAGTCAATACCGCCGTGACATACGCTGCCGGAACAAAATATTGCGAAGGCGCAGCCACCGGTGCTGACACATCTCTTTATTTCACTCCTAACGGAGTTGTAAAATCTGCAACCCTGATAGCTGAAGGGAACGCTGATGTTCCTGTTGTTGTTATCGGTACACTCAGGGAAGATGCTCTTGTTAATCCTATCCCTTCACTTTACGCTAAGGCACTCAGGGGCGGAACATCTGCAACAGGTAAATCATTAATAACTTTAAGGTAATCTAAACTATGAAAACTCCAATAATTGAAGGTTTAACGGAAGCCGGATTAGTTTCCTACCTTAATGCAAGACTATTCGATACTCTGTATTGGATGCGTTATTTCCCTATAAAGAACGTGAACACCCTTGATGGAAAAACACTCATCGGAGAAACAGGTTCAAGGGTGGCAGCTCATGTAATCTCTTATGATGCTAAAGCACCTGAGGCAAGCAGAAAATCAATGGTGACAAAACACTTTGATATACCTAAAATTGCTCAGTCACGAAGGAAAACAGAAAAGGAAATTTTAGAACATCAGATCACAAAAGTTTATCGTGGTATTGATGCAGTGGTTGAGGATTATTTCAATGATGTTGATTTCGTCTTTGATTCTGTTCAGGCAAGGATTGAATGGATGATTCTTACTGCAATGTCTACCGGCAAACTGCAACTATCAGTTAGCAATAACCCTTCCGGTATTGTTAATGAAACCGTTATTGACTTCGGTCTTCTGACGGCAAACAAGAAGGTTGCAACTACCGCTACATGGACACTTGGTAACAAGGCATCAATGACTCCTATCGCCGATATAAAAGCGGTTGTAAAAGCTGCTAGGGCAAAAGGAATCTACTTTGACAGAATGATCATGCATCCGGACGCATTTGATCTGATCGTTGCAAGCACAGAATTTTCTGATGCGTGTAAATCACTCATAATCGGTCAGAGTCAGGTACTCGGGTATCTTGGACTTGATACTGTTAATGCAGTACTGAGATCATTAAATCTGCCTCCGATAGAACTTATCGAGACATCTGTTGATATTGAAGGAAGGGATGGAAGCCTTACATCAGCTAACCCTTGGGATGCAAACCATGTATTGTTTGTTCCAAATGCAAGTTTAGGCAACCTTTATGTCGGACCGATCGCTGAGGAAATTGAAAGACCTGATGGCGTTATGCAGGCTAAGAGAAATCAAATCCTGATAAGTATTCAACGGGACTTTAACCCTGTTTCTGTTCTAACAAAGGCAGAAAGCAACTGTTTCCCCTCATGGGTAAACGTTGATAAGTGTTATAGTCTTTACGTGAACAGTACATCTACTTGGGCGTAATCCTTCACCATCTTAACGGATGGGTTAAATTTCTTTGATATGACAAACTTAGAGGCGATTAGAGCTAAGGTTGGATATCCATTATCAGATGAGGCTTTTGAGATTGCACTTCAGGGGCAGGGGTTTACAAGTGATGAAATATATGTTATTGACGTCAATGCTGATGAATTTGAGTTAGCATACGCAGACGCTCTACGAATAATATTAACATCACCAAGTTCAGTAACTGAAGGGGGGTTTTCAATATCAATAAGTGAGAAGAAAATTATCTCAGACATTGTTGATCGGATTTATGCTAAACATGATATTGCAAGTCCGGAAGCAAAACCAACAGGCAAATTCATTCAGCCATGGTAAATCAATATCCCGATAGTGTAGTCTTTACGGTCTACAATGAACCGGTACAGGATGATGAAACCGGCGAGTTCACTCAGACAGTTAATCAGACAGAAACATTTGTCTGTCGTGCTGATAAAAATTCAAAGGGTTCATTTCTAACCGGTAGTGACGGGGTAAAAATTGATTATGGATTAATAATCTATATGCCAAAAACTGATACGGTTATTCCAATAGGTTCTAAATACGTACTGACGAAAGGCAACCTTACATTTGAGGGCACAGTAAAAGATATCAATTACGGACAGTTTAATACTACGGTATGGGTATAACTGCAAATATGACTCCTAAAAACATGAGCGATGACTTCCGCAAGAAAGTGGAAGAAACAAAGCAACTCATCCGCGACAGCTTTGAGCAAGCCGGATGGACTGCTGTTCGTGATGCAAGGGATCAGGTGCAGGATCACGCTTCCGGTACTTATATTGACCGAACAAAGAACCTGAGGGGTTCAGTTTCATACTATTCATTCGAGAATGGTGAGCTTATGAATGAGTTTGCGAGTGAGTTCGCAGAGGAAAACAAGGCTCAGATTTCTAAGGGGGAACTGAAGCAAACAGGGATATCTTTAGTACTCATGGCGGGGAAGTCTTACGCTACTCACGTTGAAGGATATGGTTACAATGTTTTAACTAAACAGGCTTATGAATGTGATGAGCGTATTGAAAAGTATCTTAAGGCAATAAATTCAGGTTTACATTAATCATGGCAGACTATACTTTAACATGGACGGTCATCGAGGAGATAAGAGCATTATTGTCATCACTGACAGTAAAGAAATACCTCCGGAAAAGACCAACAAGGAATTCTGATACGGAATATATTATAATCAACTCCTTTCCTGTTAATGCTGACGTGATGCAGAAATGTATTGTGAACGTAAACTATCATGTCAAGGATCTATCAGTAGGTATTCCTGACGCTGATAAGTTAAAAGCAGGAAGTGAAGCCGTTTTAACAATTCTTAAAAAGGTTACAACAACTGACTTGCTTATAGACTTTGATGGTCAGGAAACCGTTACTGAGGAAGGACTCGAGGAAACATACGAAAACTTACGCTTTAGTGTAAAAATTATTAATAACTAAACAAATGGCAACAGAATATATATTTGGTGTAACAGCTATTAAATACGGTACTCCTACCGGTTCAAATACAATGCCGGGAGGGCTTACCTCTCTACCTGATACCGTAAAAGGATCAATTACCTTCGAGGAAAGTGAAGGGTCGTTCACAAGTTTCTTTGTCGATCAGAAAAAAGCTCCGATCAAGAAGGTCAAGACAGAGGAAGGTGAAATGACTTTCACGGCTCAGTTCTATGATATGGACGGACAGTACCTTACAGATTTCAAGGGCGGGGCAACAGGGATCGCAGGATTTGAACTCGGAACTGATTATGTCACGGTTGAAAAGGCTATCGAGGTAACATTCGATTCAGGTCATACCCTCAATGTTTATAACGGCGGTTGTTCTGCAAGGATAACAGGCGGTGGAGGGCGTGACAAAATGGTAGCATGGGAGTTAAAAGTTACTCCTCAGGTTACTGCTAATAATACCGGTATTTGGGGGATTGAATATCCTGTATAGTAGCTTCTAATGAAAGATGTAGACGCTGCTAACCTTATTCTCGGCAAGGCAGGGGAAGGTAATAGGTTTATTGTCTATTGGGGATGGTTGAAGTTAAAACTCTCCATCCCCCCTGTTACCACCAAAACGCTGATCCGGATAAGTCGTGAAATAGCATATCTACCTGAGATTGATCCTGAGGCTCAAATGTTTCCTCAGATGTTATCAACCGCTGATAACATGAGTCATATCTGTATGGCTATCACCTATGCTACAAGGACAAAGAGAAGGTTTCTCGTTTACAGGGCTATAAGAAGCATCCCTATACAGGACATTAAAACCCTATGGGGTTTTGTGATGCAACAGAGTGACCCTACGAGCTTTTTTTTTATTATGGTATCGGCAAAAGGCATGAACAAGATGAAATCGGAGAATCAGGAAAAACAAGAGGAGGGGACACCATCTTCGGACGTATCGCAATGATGCGTGAAAAGCTTCACCTTACCGATAAAGAGTTGATGAATAAGTCGTGGATAGCTCTGAATTTAGAGTTAATGGACTATCCTTACTATGACTATAAGAGTAAAAACAGGGTAGACACTAATGATACAGAATCAGTTTTAGAGAAACTCTTAGCCGGTAAAAAATAATGGGATTCATTGAATACATAATCGGGGCAGACACATCACAGCTTGAGAAAAGCGGGGATCGTGTTGAGAGAACCTTTCAGGACTTATCAAAAGCCTCTCAGAAAGCAGGAACAGACATTGATAATAACTTAGGGAAGATAAACTTTACTGAGATGATCTCCAAACAACGTGAGGTCATTAAACAGGTAGAGCAAGACCTTGAGAAGTTAAAAGCTCAATATGATAAAATGTCTGCCGGTCCTCAAAAGGTAGAAATGTCTGCTGAGATAAAAGCTGCTGAAAGGGCATTACAGGAAGAAACTGCCACTCTTTCAGGAATGGAGAAACAGGCTCTTACTGCGGGTGTGGCTATTCAAGGTATTGGAAAGGCAGGGGCAGTAGGTGCTACTGAACTCGGGGTGATAGGAGTGGTTGGAACTCAAGTAGCCCAACAGGTTAGTAATGAGATGACGGCAAGTCAGGAAAAAGCATCTCAGGGATGGAGAACAAATACAACAGTATTAAAAGAGGAGATAGCAAAACAGAAAGATTTGGTTACTGAGCTTGAAGAACAGTTGAAAAAGCTCGAAGAGAAAAAGGCGGGGATGACTGCCGGCAAAGCATTAGGAGGTAAAGGAGGTGTTAATGATCAGTTAAAGGATCTCAGAAGACAGGTTGAGGATGAGAAGAAACAACTTGACTATTTAAAAAAATATCAGGTACAGGATATAGGAAAGGAAAAAGGGGCTATTGAAGGATTGGTTGGAAGTCTTTCAAAATGGGCTTTGGGATTGTTCACGGTTACGGCAGGACTGAAAGTTTTCAAGACTATCATGAACTCTACTGAAACGACAGCCCATGCTTTCCATAAGGTTGTATCACAAGGAGAAGCTGCGCTTTCTTATTTTTGGAAAACGATAGCTTCAGGTGATTGGGGTAATTTCTTTGACGGGATAAGCAGGGCAATAGAACAGGCGGGGGAATATGAAGATTTGATGGTCAGGATAGCCAATGAAAGAAATGAATGGTCAATAAAAGAAGCAGAAACAAACATACAGATCGGTAAGCTACGGGAAGAAACCTATGATAGATCAGAGGAAAACCTACCAAAACGAATAAAAGCACTTCAGGATATACTTACTCTTGAGAAGGAAATTTATACAGAGAAGGCTAAAATAACCTCCGATGAGCTTAATGGATTAATAAAAACAACCGCTGCTAAAGCGGGTATTCAGGAACATGATTTAAAAGATTTCATCAGGAATTATAAATCTTATGAAGAACTTGAGACAAAGGCTAAAAAATATCTTGATGTAGTTAAGGCACTAAACCAACCGGGAAACACAGGCGCAAGACAAGCTGAACTACTTCAAGAGAAGGAGGCTTTAGACGTTACTTATTCAAGCGCTGCCAACTTCATGAGTAGTTTGGGAAAGGTAAGTCAGAGTGAGAGGGATAACATTTCGAAGGTTTGGAAGCAGATGTATGATGATGAGAATCAATATTTCACCAAGACACGGCGTTATGAATCACAGTTAGCAGGAGGAATAAAACAAGCATGGGATACTTATAAACAGGCTTTAGACAGCGCATCCAATAAGATTCAGGCTTTAGACGATCAACTGTTTCAGACCAAGCAGGACATGATAGACCTTGGTAATGAGAAACCTGATACTGAATACAGGAAGGGACTCATGGCTGCTGAACGTGAATATAGAAAGTTTGTTGATGAACTTGATCCTGAATCAGTCCTTTATACGGAGCAGTTATCAAAGGCTTGGACTACTTGGCAGGCAAAGAAATTCCTTTTAACAAAACAATATTTCACCAAGGTAAAAGAACTCGTTCAAGATGAGAAAGCCTTACCTGAGGCATGGGACGTTGTAGGATCAGTAAAGAAACTTGGGGATGCTCAGCAAAAGGCAAAGGAGCTTCAGAAACAATTATCCAAGACGACAGATGAAAACCTAAGGAAGCAGATTCTTGATGATATTCAAAAGAACAAGGAATACATCGAGGATATTAAGAAAATGATTAAGGCGGGTTCTTTTGAGGAGGCTTCACAATTAACATTAGATATACCCGTAAGGCTTATCCCTCCAAGCAAGGCAGTAGTGGATCAGGTAAATAAAGCCAATAAAATTGATGCGGATAATTTAAGGAATGCTGAGTTAAGGGCTTACGCATTGACTGAGGGGTTATATGGAGTAGGAGAAGCTGCCAATGGTCTTGCTGATGAGATACAGGATGTCAATAAAGAGCTATCTGAAACGTTACGGGGGGTTGCTACTCTTTCTGCCACGATAGCTCATATCTCTGAGTTAGGGGGGTTCAAGGGCATCATGACTGAAGAAGATAGAATACAGACAGGTATTCAGGGAGCTCTTACTATGATAAACATGATAAGTTCTCAGGTAGTAGAGAATAAACGGGTAATGAAGGACTATTATGATAGTATAACTGATTATCAGAATGAATACAACCTGAAGTTAAATGAGAATATGCGGTTGGCTTATGAGGTCAATCAGTCACCTTTCATGACAGATTATATTTCTAAACTTCAGGGAGGGGCAACAGCTTTCAATGATGCTCAGTCAAAATATGCTGAAGGACTAAAGAAACTTAATGATGCTCAGGCTATCACCGGTAAGAAGAATGCTATATCAGGTAGGAATGTTCTTGAAGGTACGGCTGCAGGGGCAATGGTTGGAACAGCTATCCTTCCGGGAATTGGTACTCTTGTCGGGGGTGCAGTAGGAGCTATCACAGGTCTGTTCGTAAAGAAGAAGAAGGATATAATGGCTCCAATATTAAGTGTTTATCCTGATATTATAAAAGCCAACGGTGAGTTTAATGAGAGTCTTGCTCAGACACTTATTGATACAAACAAGGTTACTGAAAGGACAAAAGGTGTTTTACAAAACCTTATTGATTGGAAAAAGGCTGCCGATGAGGCTCGCGAACAGTTGAAAGATGTTGTATCTGAACTTGCCGGCTCTCTCGGTGATGATCTTAGAAACGCATTGGTTGAAGCCTTTAAAAATGGTACAAGCGCAGCTGAAGCTTTTGGAGACAGCGTTGATAAGGTTCTTGAAAACATCATATCAAACATTGTATTCAATAAGGTCTTTGCTAAAGCATTTGAAACGCTTCAGCAAGATATGGAGGATAGTTTTGATCCGGCTAAAGGAACTAAATATGACCAATCATGGACTGACGACTTAGGAAGGTTCTTTAAACAAGCTCCTGAGCTTATTAAACAGGTTTATGAAGGATTGGATCAGGCTAAACAGGAGGCGGGGGAATATGGTATCAATATATTCTCAGGAACAGAGAAAAAGCCGGGACTTGCAGGAGAGATAACACGTTCCATAACTGAAGAAACGGGAACAATCCTAGCAGGGCTTATGCGTAAGATTTCAGATGACAACCGGTTCAATATGGGTTATAACAAGTCCACCGTTGATTATCTAGCCATGATTGAAGCTGAGATGCAAACCATTATAAAGCTTTCAGGGGGTACAGTAGGTGAAGCGCCTATTCCTCAGGTTCCCGTTCCTGAACAACCGTTTGCTCAATCCCCTCAGACCATAGTTTTAACTGAGAATAAAACGGAAGCACAGGTTACTGAGGATTTTGATGTATATCTAAAAAAACTGTATGACGAAATGAAAATATCATCCGATTATAATAAGATCGGAGTGGATCATCTCATTGGTATTGAGTTAAATACATACAACACGGTTGCCCAACTTCAGATAGCTGTTGAACACCTTAAAGCAATAGTATTTAATACGAAACCGGTCTATTCCGGTCTTGGAATGTAATGGCTTATGAAATTAATTCAATAGATTTAGCATCCTTCGGGATAGTTGAGGCTCATGCTTCAGGTGGAAACATTGCTTTAAGTGGATGCTTTAACTTTCCTGCAAGGATAGGGGATGTTTCTCATGAATGGGGTGATGAAGATGGAATTCAAATTTATACTGAAGAACAGGATTTATTTTACGGAGGCAGGGATATTCTTTTTCAGGCAAACATTTTCGGTGACAGGGTTACTATAAAAAATGCAATAAATGATTTTACTGATACTGCGACAGCCGTTACCGGTGCTTATCCATTTGAAACTCCTTACGGTACATTTAACGTCTACTTGAAAGACCTTAAAACTGATCACTATCCTGATGCTTGTATTATAAAAGCAACATTCAGAGAGCCGGTAGTTGATCTGACAGGGGGTAGCCTTCCTTCTACGGCTTCTGATCCGTACACTATTGACGGAATACCTTTTAGCTCTTTTGGTCTTTACATTGACAGGATAAAAGCTATCTATGACTTTCCTGAGATGAAAAACATGAGTGTTACGGCATGGGAGTATGAAGGCATGAGTAATGAGTTCAGAAAGGTCAATACATGGAATTTTAATGCTTGGCTGATAGCAAACAACCTTGAAGATTTCATACAGGACGTTAAAAATCTCTATTCCCTTTTCGATCAGGCGGGGGAAAGGAGTATTAACCTTAACGGCTCTCAGGTGATATTTACGGGTGTTCCTCTTACGGGTTTTACTATAAATGACGTTAGAATGTTTGGTGCTACCTTAGTAATAGGTAGCTTTAAATGTCCTTTCACAATAACATCTCAGACATGAACACTTTAACTTTATACCGAAATGCATCACCTTCTATCACAGTACCAATAAACGAGAGTACCTTTTTTACTCAGAAGCTGATGACGGAACACCGTATATCATGTGACTTCTTTTCAACTTCAGTTTTAGATATTCAGATAGGGGATTATGTAACACATAGTTCTGAAAACTTTTACATCAACCGGATTCCATCTATAACTAAATTATCAAACCATACATTACAATATCACATTGATTTTGAGAGTGTGCTTTATGAGCTCACTAAAAAACTGTTTATCAGTACAGACGGATTAGCTGAATATGGTTATACCGGCAACGCTTCAAACTTCATCACGAATATTGTTGCCAACATGAATGTTTCAGGTATGCCGGGAGGGTGGACGGTTGGAACAGTTGATTCTACGGATGAGAAAACAATAGTCTTTTCAAATGAGTCTTGCCGGTCAGCGTTGGTTAAGGTTGCTGAAACGTTTGCATTGGAATTTTCAATAACCACCAAGTCAATTTCATTAATAGCATCAGTAGGATCGGTAACAACTCATACATTTGAATATGGAAAGGATAATGGTCTTTATAAACTGACGAGAGAGCAGGTTTCTGACCAAAACATAATAACAAGGGTCTACGGGTTCGGCTCTACCGCAAACATCCCTTACACATATAGGGACAGGGCTAAACGGTTAATTTTCGAGGAGAGGTATCTTGAGAAGAACGTTGACATTTACGGTGTCATTGAAGGACAATATACGAATAATGATATTTTTCCTAACAGGACGGGAAGCGTAACGGCAGTAAATATGCTTTTTGAGGATTCAGTTTATAATAACCGAGATTCATATATTGAGGACACGACAATAAATTTTGATATAAGCGTTGCGAAGATTGACGGTGCTTCAGGACCTCCATCAATAGTTTTTAAATCAGGTGATCTGTCAGGGCAGGAGTTTGAGATATGGAAATATGACTCTGCCACACATAGGATTTATTTTAATCAGCAATCTGATGAGGATGGTTATACAACACCTAACCTTATTAATGTTCCAATAGTTAGTGATCTTTATACTTTAATCAATATTGCACTTCCTCAGGCATACATTGACGATGCTGAAACGGCTCTTGAAAATGCTACTCAGGCGTTTCTTGATGAGAATTCAGTACCTATGGTAGTCTATTCAGTTGACATTGATCCCAAATATGCGAGGGATAATACAATTCATCTAAAAGCCGGTGACAGGGTAACAATTATTGATTCCGCCTTAGGGATAAATAATCTTGTAAGGGTTTCTCAGGTAGACTATCCTCTTACCAATGAATACAAAATAAAAGCGGTGATAGCCGATCATGTTCCATATACTCAACAGGAGAGGGTTATTCAAAATACCGTAAACACTATTAATGAAACGAGGATAGTTGATCGTACCTCTGATGAGTTGGCTCGAAGAAATGCTATGCGCCAAAGGCAACTGCTTAACCTTGTATTTGATTCAGATGGATATTTTGACGGTACAAGAATAAGACCCTTATCAGTTGAAACCATGTATTTGTCTGTCGGGGCAAAGTCGCAGAACTTCCGGCTAGTAGGTGTCACTATTATGGTTAATTATCTTGGTGACCCTAATAGGCTCTATTGCAGTACAGGTGAGCTTCATCATTTTGAAATACCGGATGAGGACGGGTTCGATTGGATTATAGGTTCAGCTTATGATACAGGGGCTGGCTTCCTTGACCCTAACCAATTTTATTATCTATATGCAAAATGTTACAAAGCATCTTCATCCGCCGAGTGGGAACTATCAATCGAAAAACTTATGGCTGATGGCTTAGATGGTTATTATCATTTTCTTGTAGGTGTTATTTATGATGTTTACGATGGAGTGAGGGATTATGACCTGACTTATGGAATGACATATATCAATGGCAGAACCATTACAACTGGAAAAATACAGAGTCTTGATGAACTTGCTTATCTCGATCTTACAGAAGGTACGTTTCGTTTAGGTGATGTAAATGGCGGTCTTGATTGGAATGTAACATATCCAAATACATTAACCCTTCATGGTCATTTAATTCAACGGCAATCAGGAGATGTGTTTCCTGTTACGGTTTTCAGAGGGGTATATTCCCCCACAACACTTTATGAATATGGAGATGTAGTGACTTATGGCGGGGCTTCATGGATATATCACAACGAAACACCAGTAAGCGGTATTACTCCTGTCGAGGGTGCATATTGGACTTTGCAGGGCGGGATAGGTGCAACAGGCGCAACGGGGGCAAGTCCTATGGGTATGTTTCGTGGTGAATGGAATGCCGGAACTGACTATTATGGGACATCTTCGAGGGTTGATATTGTCTATTATACTCCTGATGAATTATATTATGTTGCAAAGCCAACAGCCGGCAACCCGTTTAGAGGGCAAGTTCCTTCTTTAACATCTGATTATTGGAACTCTTTCGGGGCGAATTTTGAATCGGTTGCAACAAGTCTGTTATTTGCAGAAACGGCTTATTTGGATAATGTTGTTGTAAGACAATTCGAGGGATTGCCGGTTGGCGTTGGTAGTCTTACTGGTTCTGTTACTGCAACTCAGGCGAATGTTGCAGGAACTCCTAGAATTGATTATATTGATCTTACAGGTTCGAGTGGACAGGCAAGTATTGTATGTAATCTTGTAACGAGGACAGCAGTATTTGATTCAGACCTTGCTACGACAGCAATGAATTTTGTTGCAGATTATTATTCAGATTATTATTCAGCGGGAGTGCAGATTCATGCAGATGACGACCGGATAACATTTGCAGAGATAAACGGGTATAACTTCTCAGGGGCGACAGACGTAACAAACATATCAGGTGAATTAGATGGTAGTTCAGGAATACTTCAGACACACGTTGCAGGACAAAAACGAATTGACACAATAACGCTTTCAGAAACAG